TGCCCTTGCGTGCTGCCCTTGCGTGCTGCCCTTGCGTGCTGCCCTTGCGTGCTGCCCTTGCGTGCTGCCCTTGCGTGCTGCCCTTGCGTGCTGCCCTTGGCGCGTGTCCACATTGAAAGAGAACGCGCGGCGCGTGATTCTCCTCTCAAGCGTGGCGCGTGTCAAGTTCAGACTGCCGGCAGCGCGCCAGCTCGGCGCGTTCGTCGTCATACCCCGGGGGGTGACCCCTCGCGAGCTTGATTCCCCTACCCGACAGTTTAAGCAGCACGCGGTGCGCCACGGTCTCAAGGTCGCTGAGATGGTCGCCGGTAGGAGCGAGCCCGCCCCGTCCGTACCCCACCGTGTCTCAACATGTGAGACGATCGGGTCAGTTTGAGCGATCCGCCGTACAGGGGGGTTGCTCAGCCTAGATACCTATATGTAAAGGTAAAACGTAAGGGTAGCCAGTACGGTTTACAGGTTACCCCGTACTCCCCCGGAGGGGGAGAGTACGTATAACGGGTAACCGTATACGGTTAAGGTATAGGCCCCTTCGGGGCCATACGTGTTACCGGGTAACCCGTTACTGGTATCGTCCTCACCTGATTGGAGATTATCATGGCTCTGAGCGCCAAGCGACGGAAAGCGTTGCCGCGCAGTGCATTCGTGTACCCCAAGCAACGCAAGTACCCCATCGACACCAAGAAGCGAGCAGCCGCTGCCATCGCGTACGGTGCACGGCATAACACGTTCGGCAACGTGAACAAGATCAAAGCCGCCGTGCACAGACGGTATCCGTCTATGAAGAAGAACAAGAAGGGTAGCTAGGCCCCTTCGGGGCCATACGTGCTACCAGGTAATCCGTACTGGTAGAGGCCCCTTCGGGGCCATTCACTTCCCCACCAAGAATTTGAGGGTAAGGGGCAACCCGTTACCCGTAAAGCTCGCTCCGCGTTCACAGGTTCACTTACCACCCCACCACTTCATTGCGGCGGGTACGTGTGCGGAGCGTTTACTACGAGGAGGCCACCATGGGACGGTGGGACTCCTCGACAAGAAGTAGCCGGCTTCCCGGAAACTGGGACTCCATACGCCAAACAGTCCGTAAGCGGGACGGCTACCAATGCACATGGGTGGACATCGTAGAGGGCAAGCGGGTTCGCTGCCCTCGTCCGGCTGATGACGTAGATCACATCAAGCCGGGCGATGACCATTCTCCCCAGAACCTTCGTTCACTCTGCCACCCTCACCACGCCCACAAGACTTCGTGGGAGGGGCATCGCGCCAACGCGGCGCAGCGCAGCAGGGTTCACAAGAAGTTCCGGCGTACGGAAACGCACCCCGGATTGATCGTGAGCGGCAACGCTCGCAAAGGTTAACACCCGGCCCTACCGTTGCGGTCCCCTGCCCCAAAGGCGGACTATCCGAACGTGGTCTGGCACTCAATGCGGCTATAGACGCGAGTGCCTTAACGGGTTTTCTGTGGAGTGGGTGTTGCGCGGAAGGCAAGTAGTCCAGGGTCAAGGGTCATCGGTCAAAGCGTAACAAGCGAAGCCGATCTACTAGGGCTAGGCACTCCCCACGGGAGGACTTGCTTAATCGTTCGCGCCCCATTCCCTCTGGCGGGTAGAGGCCAGTCCCTCCCCCAGCTTCCCCGCCAAACACCTCACGCCCTTAGCGTGAGAGTCGGCAGCTCGCCACTCCGGTCACCCCCGGCGCGAGCGTGGCCGACACCGACTTCCTCCCCCCAATAGACATACCTAGGAGACGATCGCGATGGCCCCCGGCAAATACAACCTGACCATATACAGAGGCGACACCTTCGCACAGACGTTTCATTTCACCACGGGCGGCGTGTCGGACGATCTGACCGGCTGGACATTCACGGCGCAGGTGCGTGAGTATCCCAACGCTTCCGTAGCTGCGGACTTCACCGTGACGGTCGATGACCCCCCGTCCGGTGAGGTCACTATCGCGATGGCCGACACCGTCACCGCCACAATTCCCCGGCGTGGCGGCTCATGGGACCTTGAGGGCACGGACGGCGGCGAGGTTCGGACGCGTCTCGCCGGCTCGATCACGCTAGTAGAGGATGTGACCCGATGAGTAATCCGATTATCGAGATTGTCACCACCGCCCCCGCGTCCGTGATCGAAGTCCCCACTGGACCGCGTGGGCTCCGAGGCATTCAAGGCGATGCTGGAGCCACCGGCGCTACCGGCCCGACACAGACCAATGCCTCCGGCCTGACCACGGGCACCGTGGACAACGCACGGCTACCCGAGGCGTCGAACGCGGCAGCCGTGGCGGCGAGGGCGCCAAAGGCGTGGCTCCCCTTGAACGTCAAGGACTTCGGCGCAGTAGGCGATGGCACCACCGACGACACGGCCGCGATCCAGGCCTGCATCGACGCTGCCTGCGGTGGCGCCGCAGGAGCGGAGCCATCCCCAATCCGCTACGCAATCCGTGAGGTCTACACCCCTTCGGGGGTATATCGCACCACCGCACCACTTCTCATCAAGTCGGTTATCGGTTTCGTTATGCGCGGCGCGGGGATTCGGCAGAGCCTTATCGCCGTTGACGGGTCAATCGTCAATGCTATTACGGTCATCGGCGCGCCCACCTTAGTGTTAGAGGATTTCAAGGTTTGTTCAGTCGGCGGATGGACGGGAACCGACGCTATCACCGCTGGCGCAATCGCGCTCGACTTCACCCCGGCGCAATCCGCAGCATGGGGTGGCTCGGCTACGATCAACAGGGTTCTCGTCGAGGACGTGAAGTTCAAGTACGGATTCACCCTCGGCCTGAACTCTAGTGGATACGACCTAGCAGACATACACCTAATGGACTGCATCGTCAACGGTAAGCGCGTCCTCGACAGCGACGACACAACGCTATTCCAAGCGGGCTACTACAGCAGCAACCAAACCGGAGGCAACCCCCTCAACCACTACTACACCCATTGCATCGGTAGTGGACTACGGCGGCTGTATCACATCGCCTCGATCAACACCGTCTCCATTCGGGGAGGCAGCGCTACCGGATGCGACTCGGTGATCCACAAATCGGGAATCTGCACATTCTCCTACAAGGATTCGCGGGTGGAGGAGAATAGGCGACTGTTTACCAGCGATGCCAATAACTGGTCAAATCCATCTATCATCAGCATGGAAAACATCACCTGGTGCGGATCGGCGGAAGCCACCGATCGGATCATCTTCCACATGGCTGAGAACGGGCTGGTAACGCTCAAGAACATACTGCTCAATCAGTCGGATACGGATACGGATACGGTTGCGGACTGGCTCTTTTCCTTCACGGGCGGGTCCAGCAAAGGATCACACCTGTTGATTGACGGCATTATTACGACCAACGCAACCCTGGAGAGCCTACTCTCCATCGGGGGCGGAACCAAGCTATTCGCTGAGGTCAGGGGGATGTCTCAGGCAACAAGTTCCGGCTTGAGCGGGACGTGCGTCGGGCGCAAGATTCTCGTCTACAACGACGGTCCGACCGACCAAACTCCCGCGAGTGGAGGAGGGGGCAGTCTCACCGGAGTCGTCTATTCGGCAGGCTGGGCCGACCTCGGCGGCGCGTACCCTGCCGCCACTTGGTACAAGGATATGGACGGTTACATTCGCCTGACCGGACTGTTAAAGCGCACAGGGACCACAATCAGCGCAGGCTATTCCGGGGCAATCTTCACCCTGCCCGTGGGCGCTCGGCCAGCGGGGACCGAACAGTTCATGGTAGCCAAAGATGCCACCGTCGTCTTCTGCGAAGTTGGCGCCGATGGGGTTTGCCAGTTCTGGGTGCCGTACACGTGGACGTCCGAGGTGTCCAGTATGTGCCTCTCCGGCATGATGTTCCGGGCCGCCTGAGTCATCCATCATAGGGGGTCACCCTGACCATCTGACCTCACCCCGTCGTATCGCCGTCGAAGCCCAACGCCCCGTAAAGGAGGTTCCCAATGGCAGGTCTAGGTATTAGCGGTCCCATCCCGCAGCCGGACGAAACGCTCGCCCGTAAGCGTACCCGCAAGGGCGGCGAAGACAAGCCTCTTACCGTTGGTGAGCGCCGCCCCACACGGGTTCCCCGGGCCGATCCCCAGTGGCACCTCATCGCGAAGAACCTGTTCAACGCGGTGAAGCGCTCGGGTCAATCCGACTTCTACCAAGACTCGGACTGGTGGCTCCTGTACTCGCTATGCGATGACCTGTCGTTCTACAAGTCGAATGACCACTACCGATCCGGCCAGATGCTTCAGACGATCATGTCTTCGATGGAGCGACTACTTGTCACCGAGGGCGATCGTCGCCGTGTACGCATCGAGCTGCATGAAGCCGACACGCCCAAGCCCACGCTCACCGTGGTGGGTCTCGACCTTTACCGCGACCGGCTGAAGTCGGCCTAACCCCGAGGAGTGCCCGTGTCCCAAGCATCCCATCCCCACGTGAACTGGCGGGGCGGTACAACCTGCGTCCGCGCTGCGGCGATGCTCACTGGCATGGTGGTCCTGCTCGCCGTTCAGGGGCGCGCCGGTATCGCCAATGGCATCACGCTCGCGCAGGGCTCGTACCGGCCCTGGTCGAAGTATTCGGCCAACACCCACGCCGGCTGCGGTGTCGTTGACATCTCTCGCTGGAACTCGGTCACGGGCAACCTTTGGACCCAGGCCGAGTGGGCGTGCATCGTCGCCGCTGCGCGTCAGGTTGGGTTTGCCGCCTGGCATCGGTTCGCGATCAAGGACCTGTGGGTCGAACACACCCACTGTGTCGCGATCGGCTGCCCCGACTTGAACGTTCCCGACGCCACGGATCAGGTCACCTCGTATCGCAACGGTCACGACGGGCTGGCGAGCAATGGTTCTGACAACGGCCCTCGGAATTGGGTCAGCATGACGTGGGAGTCGCACCTGGACACTCTCATCCCGCTCACACTGGAGGACGAAGACATGGCATCACAGAAATACCTTTACAAGTTCGCTGGACACCCGGCGGTGTTCTTCGGCGACCTCGAAACCTGTCGCTGGGTCAAGACGGAAGCAGAGGCGGCCGACATTAACTACGAGACGCGCACGCGCTTTGGAAACACAGGACTCCCCGTGGCTGGCCCCGGCGTGATCCTGGTCGCCAAGAACGTGCCAATTCGCGTCCTTGGTCGCAAGGAACTCATCGGCGTCATCGAGGGCGACGTGCCCCCGGGCTGGGCTGCCTAACAACTTGATCGGAGGTGAGCACCTGTGGCTTCTCCCAAAACGAGCGCCCCGGTGCCCACTCTCGCACCCCTCGACCTGAGCACCTTGATGCCCACCTACATTGGCCCCACTTGGCAGCGTGACGAGGATGGGCAGTTCATCCTGCCCGCCCTCACGCTCGGGTGGGAGATTGCAGGTTGGTGCCACGCTTACATTCTTGACCCCAACTGCGACGAAGACGATCCGCAGCCCTGGGAGTTTACCCTCGAACAGCTCCGGTTCGTTCTGTGGTGGTACGCCGTCGATAAGACCGGCCGTTTCATCTACCGCACGGGCGTTCTCCAGCGATTGAAGGGTTGGGGCAAAGACCCAATTTTAGCGGTCCTCGCCCTGGTTGAACTCGTCGGCCCCTCACGCTTCTCCCACTTCGACGCCACCGGCTTCCCGGTCGGCAAGATACACCCCGCTGCCTGGGTGCAGGTGGTTGCCTCATCGCAGCCAGCGACAGTGACCACCTTTGAGATGTTCCCGCGTCTCATGAGCAAGCAACTCATCGCCGACTACAACATTGACGATGGTAAGGAACTGATCCGTGCCCGTGGAGGGCGTTGCCGGATCGTTGCCGTCACCGCCAATTACCGCACGCTTGAGGGCTCGCGTACCACGTTCACCGTGCTTGTCGAAACACAGCATTGGGTGAAGGGGAACAACGGCCATCAGATGTACGACACGATTCAGTCGAACGCCACTAAAGGCGGCAACCGTTTCCTCGCGATCACCAACGCATACCTGCCTGGCGAGGAAAGCGTCGCCGAGAAGATGCGTCGCGCCCACGTGGCCATCGTGGAGGGTCGCGCCGTAGACGTTGGCTTCCTGTACGACAGCGTGGAGGCGCACCCGAAGACACCCCTCACTCCCGAGGGGATCATGCAAGCGATCCCCCTTATCCGTGGAGACAGCATTTGGCTAGACCCGCTCAACGTCATCGCCGAAGTCATGAAAACAGACGTTAGCCCTGCCCGTTCGCGGCGCATGTGGCTCAACCAGATCGTCGCCGACGAGGATGCGCTGTTCGAGGAGGACGACTGGGACGACTTGCGCCAAGTGGGCGAGCGCCTATCGCCGAACGACGAAATCGTGCTCGGCTTCGACGGCGGCAAGTCCGACGACGCAACCGCACTGATCGCGATCCGCGTACGCGACGCATTCGTGCAGCCCCTGCTCATCGAGGAGCGTCCTAGCGGTCTCGACTACTGGGAGGTCAACCGCGAGAAGGTGGATGCCGCCGTACATGGCGCGTTCCAGCGCTTCAAGGTCCGTGGCTTCTACGCCGACGTGAGCCTGTGGGAGTCCTACATTGCACAGTGGTCGGCCCGATATGGCCAGCAGCTTGAAGTTAAGGGTCCTGACTTGGGCGGTAACGCGATCGGCTGGGACATGCGTGGCGCTACCAAGCGAGTGACGATGGCGAACGAACTGCTCATGCAGACGATCCTCGACGGCAATCTCGCCCACGGTGACGACACCGACCCACTGAACGTGACGCTTCGCCGGCACCTGTTGAACGCCCGCCGCCGTGAGAACGGATACGGCGTCTCGTTCGGCAAGGAAAGCCGCGAGTCGCCCAAGAAGGTTGACGGATACGCGGCCCTGATGGTCGCATACGCAGCTCTCAATGATCTTCGACAGAAGGTCACTACCAAATCCCGTACCGGGCAAGCCTGGTTCTTCTGATAGGGGTACCCATTGAGCATTCTCGATAACGTACGCGAGGGGTTGAAAATCCTTGCACGCGACCAAGACCGCCTCGACCGTATCGACCGATACTTCAAGGGCGAGCATGACATCCCCTACATGCCGGATTCTGCGGAGGTGGAGTATTACCTGCTCGCCGGCAAGTGTGTGACGAACTGGTGCCCGAACCTCGTGGGCGTTCCGGGGCAGGCGCTGTACGTGGACAACTTCAGGCGCGGCGGTGTCGCGGCTTCGGCCGGCTCGCGGTCGCTGGAGATGGCCCACTGGCAAGCGTCTCGACTGGACGCCAGGCAGGCGTCGATCTACCGCGCCGCGCTGGAGTTCGGCCATTCCTTTGTCGTCACCGAGAAGGTTAAGGGCAAGGTCATCACGCGCGGCCTGTCGCCACGTCGGACGGTCGCTCTCTACGAGGACGCCGCCACCGATCTAGTTCCGCAGGCCGCCCTGTATCGCGTCTCCCGCCCGAACGGCGATGACAAGCTGGGGAAGCTCATTTACTGGGACTCCACGTTCCGGTACGAGTTCAAGTACAAGGACTCCGACCACATCAATCAGGTCGGCAGGCCCGTTCGACATGACGCACTTGAGTGCCCGGTCACGCGCTTCGCCGCGTACGTGGACCTTGAGGGTGACACGTGGGGCGTGGTCGAGCCGATGATTCCGGTGCAGGATCGCATCAACCAGACAGTGTTCGACCTTCTAGTTGCCCAGACCTACACGGCCTTCGTGGTGCGTACGGCAACGGGCCTTGCCCCGCCGCTGAAGATGCAGAAGAACGCAGACGGCATCATGGAGCCGGTGCTCGACTCGGATGGTAACCCCACTCCCGATCGACAGTTCCTGAACGCATCCCGATGGATGTACGGCGAGAGTTCGGACGTGAAGTTCGGCACCCTGCCAGCCGGCAGCCTCGATGGATTCGTTCTCGCTCTCGACACGGCACTCAAGCATTGGGTGGGCCTGTCTCAAATCCCACCGCACTTCCTGCTCGGCCAGATCGCGAACGTCAGCGCGGAAGCGTTGCAAGCCGCAGAGGCCGCCCTCGGTCGCAAGGTTGAGGAGTTCAAGCACAGCTTCGGCGAATCGTGGGAGCGCGTCTTCCGCATCGCCGCCGCAATGGCGGGCGACACAATCGCCGCCGATGACGACTTCGGAGAAGTTGTCTGGCGCGACATGGGCGTGTCTTCTCTTGCACAGTCGGCCGATGCACTTGGCAAGTTCGCCGAGTCGCTTGACGTTCCCAAGGAGGGAATGTGGTCCCGGATTCCTGGCGTATCGCAGGCCGAGATTGACGAGTGGCACAGCATCAAGGACCGCTTGGACAAGGAAGCCCAGCTCTACCAGAGCAGCTTGGGCATCGGTGGCGCCGACGCTCAGATGATGAGCGCTTGGGCCGCCATGCCAGGCAAGGCCGCCCCGGCAACCCCGGTTGTGCCCGATGGCCTGGCAGCCTAAGTCGGACGAAGCGTACGAGGCATCTAACACCTTCCACGTAGCCCTTGCCCTAATCGGCAATGCGGTATACGCCGCACTACTCGCCCTCTGGGCTCGGCTAGTCACGCCGACCCCGAGGCGGGCGCCGGTGACATCGACACGCTGGGCAACTAGCGCGGAGACGATCATCAACGACGGGCGGAAGGATGCCGCCACACTGGCCCACGCATTCCTGATGTTGAGCAGGGCGTTACATACCGGCTACACGTTCCCACCGCGAGGCGGGGGAACTGCGCCGGAAACGCTCGGCGAATTGCGTCAGGCATTCGTGGACACGGTGAGGGAGTTTGCCCCCTCGGCGCTTCGTACCAACGTACTTCCCGATCCCACCCCCAACGATGGGCACGACGACCGAGTGACGGTAGACCCGCCAAACGGCACGTATCGCCCGTACAGCCCCGACCGCTGGGGCGATGACATGAACGTAGGCGTCGAGCCTATCGACGGCTTAGACGACATGCTCGACACGCTCGATGAATGGTCAGCCAAAGAGACGCACAACGTTCTCGATGACCTGGGCGTCAAGCGGCTTCAACTGAAGTTTGCTGAGATTGACAAGAGGGTAACGCTAACCCCGGACGAGCTTGACGCCGCCCGCGAGGAAGCCTCCGCCATTGTCGGTCGCGGTGTATCTGCTCATGGTGAGCGGATCGTATTGAACGGTGGACGCCAAACCGAAATCGCCAAGGGTCGTCGCGACTCGCGGGTGATGGGCTTTGTGCGTATCCACTTCCCCGAGGGTGACGTGAATCCGTGTGGATTCTGCGCCCTTCTTATTTCGCGTGGGATAGATGAAATCTACTCCTCGAAAGCCGCAGCCTCATTGAAGGGCTCAGACTTCGACGAGTTCCACGCCGGCTGCCATTGCCGTGCAATCGAAGTGTACAACAGGTCCGCGTTTGAGACGGACCCGCAGTACGCGCTGAATCGTGAATACCGCAAGCTATGGGATTCCGAGTTCCGCGACCAGTACGCAGGCAACAACGCAGCAGGCGTCGCCGCATGGCGTCGCCGTTTCCGTGACCGTAAGGCCGAGGCCAGGAGCCAGGCCGCTTAAACCCCAGGAGGGCAAAGCACATGAGCAATCCCGTTATCGAAGTTCCCCCGGTCATCATCACCCCGACCGTTCCCCCGGTCGTTCCTCCGATCGTTCCTGTCATCACTCCGACCGTCCCCCCGGTGGTTGACCCGCCGGCCGCTGACGACGTGGCTTCGCTGCCCGACTGGGCGCAAAAGCAGATCAAGGACCTTCGCACCGAGAACGCTGACCGTCGCACTCGCGCCACCACGGCCGAGACCGCGCTCAAGGCAGCCAAGACGCCGGAGGAGTTCGCCACCGCTCTCGCTGAGTGGACGAAGACGAACACCGACCTGGAGCGTGCCCTCGTAGCCGCCCGGTTCCAACTGCCCGAGACCCTGGCGGATCGGCTAAAAGGGACCACGCGCGAGGAGCTGGAGGCTGACGCCAAGTCGCTTCAGTTGCTCATCAACATCCCTCCGGTAACAGGCGACCTCTCCGGTGGCCTGACCCCAAACAGCGACGACGACGGCGAGTCGAGCCCGCTGGCCCTGGCGAAGCGTGCGAACCGCACCCGCCTGTTCTGAACCTACTCCTTAGGAGAATCCAATGACGTACACCCCGCACGTGGTCATCAAGGCCGAGAAGATCGTCAACGCCACCATCGGCATCGCCGATCAGGAGATGACGCTGCCGAAGCTGTTCATCCGGCAGGGCTTCGATCAGTTCAAGGGCGCCAAGGATGACACCTTGACCTACCGCATCCCCGGCCGGCTCGTCCCCCGCAAGTATGCCTTCCGCAACAACCGCGCCAACCCGATCGTGTTCGACACCTACAAGGAGGCCATCACCACAATCACATGGGGCGACCGGGTCTACTCCGGCGTCAAGATCACCGACGAGCAGGCCGAGTTCGACCTCGACAGCCCCACCTGCCTTCAGGTGGTTCAGGGTGCGACCGTTGGCCGTGGCCTGAATACCATCATGGCTGACGCCATCGAGGCCGCGCCGTACCTGTTCACCATCGGCGGCATCACGAACGCGGACGGCGCTACCGCCATTCGCTCGGCGACGCTTGAGGCTCGCAAGGTTCTGAACAAGCTGGGACTGCCGGCCGCCGGTCGCATCCTGGTCGTGGGCAGCAACTTCGAGCAGGCCATGCTCCAGGAGGACAAGCTCATCCTCGCCAGCGTGGTCGGCGACGCCATCGCCTCCCCGGCCCTGTCCGACGCCACCAACGGCAAGGTCAACGGCTTCACGGTCGTGACCGATCAGACGATCGATGCGGACTCGGCGTACGCCCTGCTCCCGTCCTCGTTCGTGCTCATCACCGGCGCGCCCTACGTCCCGCAGTCGGTCGGCATCGGCGGCACCGCGAGCTACGACGGCTTCGCGATGCGCTGGATGCGCGACTACGACATGGAGTACCTGACCGACCGCTCGGTCGTGGACACGTACGCCGGCGTCAACTACATCAACGACATCTGGCTGAACCCTCAGCAGGACATCGACGAGGTACAGGACATCACCGCCGTCACGGCCACGGTGTTCGTGCGCGGCATCAAGCTGACGCTTGACGGCGCCTCGACCTACCCGGCCAGCAACACCTACGTCGGCGGCGAGACCGGCCTCACCTCCGGCTGGGTCAACCCGATCGCGGTCGTCACCCCGTAATCGACTGAACCGTTCGTCATGGGGAGGGGCTAGCGCCCCTCCCTTTGGCGTTCCTCGAAAGGAGGACCCGTGAGCGATATTGCTTTGGCGACCATCGAGGACGTGACGAACCGGATCGAAGGCGAAGTCACGGACCAGATGCTGGTCATGATCGAGGCGAAGATTGACGACGCCTCGGACCTTGCCCGCCATTACGGCTCGGAAGCGTGGCTGATCGATACAGCGCCACCCCGAGTGAAGCGCATCGTAGCCATCGCGGTTGCCCGCTTCATGGCAAACCCCACCGGCCTGTCGCAGTCACGAGCTGCCGACGAGACGTTGGCATGGCAGGACTCGATTGCCGAGCTCCACTTCACCGACATCGAAATCGAGCAGATCGGAAAGCTCGGCAAGCCCGTGCTCCCGAGGTTCGGCTCAATCCAGATGACCGCCTACCAGACCCACTATCGCCCATATGGGGACAGGGTTCCCGTTGACTACGGGGGCAAGCCGTTCCCGTACCTCACGCCTAACGAGGTGCTTTGGGATGAGTATTCAGCGTGATCGTGGAGAGGTTGCGCGAATCTACCTCACCGCCAAGGTCACGGACTCGCGAAACAATGTCATCGAAACGCCACTTGACGATTTTATTGAAGTGCGTGGCGCATTCGCCCCCGATCGTTCCGCTCGCGCGGAAGTCGTCGGACAGCAACAGGTGAACGTCTTTCGGATGCTCACCGCGTCCGACCTGTCGGGCGTCTCCCTCTGGTCTCTCGTCAAGTGGCGCAACCTCTGGTGGGATATTGTCGCCCCCCCGGGCTGGCACATTGGTGACCGGCACACGCGGCACTGGTCGATCCTCATTCGCCAGCGTCCCGATAGTGGGGGGAACCTCGCATGAGGGGCGTGGAAGTATTCAGGCGAATCGAGTCCGGTCCCTTTATGGGCCAGAAGATCGGCAAGGGCCTGTCTCGCGTCATTGAGGTGCAAGCCAAGATGACCGAAGTTTCCCTGGCAATGGCCGCCTTCGCTAAGGCGACACATCTCGACTACAACCGCACCGCGTACACGCGAAGCCGCCCCGACCACTCACGCATCAAGGTCGAAGCCGGCAGCGTGGACCGCTTCATCATTCTCGATGACACGGGCTCGGAACTTGCGGCTGCCGTTATCGAATACGGAGCCCGTGGCAGGAACCCCGGCACGCACACGCTCCAGAAGACGGTCGATGCTTTCAGAACGATGGGGTGACGGATGGATATTTCAAGCCTGAACCTACCCGCCTCTGTTGTGGCCGCCGTGGAGTTGACCCCGGTTGAGGACTTCATGCTCGCGCTGTTACGCGACCTGCACCCCGACCTGTTGTTCTTCTCGTTGATTCCGTTCGACCAGGCATCAGGCGCGCTCGCTACGGGACCGTTCGTTCTCGTTCGTCGCGAACCAAGCATGTCGTCAATGAACTTCGATGAACGGTTCATAGACCTTGCCAACGTCTCGATCCAGGTATTCGTAAAGGACCCCGAGGCAGACCTGAAGGGTGCCCTGATTTCCGAGGCTATCCGTTCCTCGCTCCATAAAGAGGTCCGGCGGCCCAAGTATTACCCCGGCCTGGGTTCGCTTTCGAGCGTCCGTCGCGCCGAGGAAGCCGTACGCAAAACGGACTGGGCGAGCGGCACCGGCCCCGTCCAGTTCGCCGACCTTCCTACCGGCCTCGTCCGTTACGAAGCTGTCTACTCCGTGCAAATCCGTCGCCCCCTCTGGGGCTAACTACTCCCTTAGGAGATTCCATATGGCTATCAAGGATGACGCCACACTTGTCATTGGCGCAGGCAACTTCTACACCGCCCCCACCGGCACCGTCGTTCCGACCGTTCTGAACGTCGCGCCCATCACCCCCTGGGATGAGGTGGGCCACACCTCGCTCGCTGACGTGTTCGCCTGGGCTGTCGATGGTGGCGAGGCCACGATCCTCGGCACCCTCCAGAACAAGCAGCTCCGCACCACGTACTCCGTCCGCACCGAGACGTTCACGGTCGTCGTACAACAGTGGGACGAGTCGGCCCTCAAGAAGTTCTTCGGCACCAACGCCACAACCGAACTGGTCGGCGTTGAGCCGAATCAGATTCAGTGGTTCCACGTTCCCGCCAGCAACGCCGCCCCGTTCGTCGGTGCGTTCCTCGGCATCTTCATCGACGGCATGAACTACTTCGGCATCTACGCCCCCAAGGCCGAGATGTTCCGTGGCGACGTGCCCGGCGTCTCGACTGACGGCCTGGCCTCCCTGCCACTGAAGATCACCCCACTGATCGACGGCGACAACGACTACGCCTACATGATTACGCCACTCGGCGCGGTCGAGGCGTAAGCCCCCCAAGAATCACCCCTCCCCGTACGTGAAGCGGACCTCCGTGCGGGGAGGGGGTTCCACCCCGAGGTTCGTATCCCGTATCAAGTCCACATCCCATCCGTACCAACCAGGAGGTCCGCACTCATGGCAACACTCACCCTTGACGACATTCGCGAGTCCGTAGAACGCGAGTTCGTCTCAACCAAGATTCAGATCGGCGAGGTCGAGGTCGTCATGACGAACCCGATCCGCATGAGCAAGGAGCAGCGCGCGAAGCTCTCCGCGAGCATGGAGGACACCGAAGAGGCCACCAAGGAAACGCTCGAAGGCCAGTTCGACAGGATGCTCGGCATCATCAAGGCTGCGGTCCCCGACAAGACGCAGGCCAACCTTCTGCTCAAGGCGATCGGCGACGACATGGCGATTGCCATGAAGGTTCTCGACGCCTACCTGAAGGAGCAGAAGCCGGGGGAAGCCTTGGGCTCGCAGGACTGATAGATGAGTATGGGGGTGCGCTTTACGCGGACCTGAAGTTCTACTACCAAGTGGACCTTCGGGATGTAGTGCGCGGAAAGCTGCACCCCCTCCTGCTCATTTCCCTGATCGAGCGTCTTCCCGCATCGAGCGCATTCGCTGCGCAGCATCAAAACAAGCAAGACTGGCACGCTTATCTCGACCTTAGTCCAGAGTATTACGTGATGGCCGGCATCTATGACGCCGTGAATACAAACACGGCGGCGACTGGCAACTTCAAGAGGCCGCCTAAGTTCAAGCCGTGGCCGATGCCACAAGAAATCATCAAAAAGTCGCAGCCGACTACGGTTGCCACTCTGTTTGCGCGCATGTCGCGCAGCTAGGGGAAAACATGGCAGGCACGATTGTCGTAGCTCGCGTAGCAGTCCGCGTCTACCCCGATACAAAGGAGTTCCGTAAGGAACTTCAGGCCGACCTCGAGAAGATGCAGGACGTAGAGGTCGAGGTTCCGGTCAAGCCGAAACTGGACAACGAGACGGCCGATAGGGTCAAGGCTGAGATTGCCGCGAAGTTCAACGAAATCACCGTCAAGATCAAGGCCGCCCTCTCGGCGGTCGATGTCGATGTCGTCAAGGCCAAACTGGACGCGGAGTTCGCTAAGGCTCGGACCGCGACCATCAAGACTACCCTCTCGGCGGTCGATCTCATCAAGGCCAAGGCCGAGATGGACGCGATGTTCGCCAAGAACCAGAAGGTCAAGATTAAGCCGGTACTCGATAAGCTCGGCGCGGCCCAGGTGGAAGCCTGGTTCATGCGGCTCTCTGGCGCCCAGATGCTTACCGATCAGATCAGGGCTGGCATCAACGCTTTCAAGGAACTGCCCGCAATGGTCCCTGGTCTCATTCTGATGGTGCCGGCTATCGCCGTCGTGACTGCGGCCATCCTCAATATGGGCGGTGCGCTCCTGTCGCTTGGGCGCGATGTCGCCAAGGCGGTACCGATTCTGCTCGCCGTTCCCGCTGTCTTCTTGGGCATGGGGCTCGGGCTGGCCACGTTGTTCGTTTCCTTCAAGAAGCTCAGCACGGTGATGCCCGAGGTCTCCAAGCAGTTCCAGGACATCAAGGATACGATGCAGGATTCCTTCTGGGGTACCGCGCTCAATCCGGTGGAGAAGGCTTTTACCACGATGCTCCCCCGGATCAATGCGGGAATGGCCGCGGTGGGTTCCTCTACCGGCCTATGGTTCGCCGACCTCATGAGCAAGTTCTCCAACACGCTTCCGTTCGAGACTTTCTTCCGTGCGGTTGCCAAGATGAACGTCGGCCTCCTCCCCTTCAATACAGCACTCACGAGCATCTTCGACACGATCTTCAAGATGTCGAGCTGGCTACTCCCATCGTTCGCTGCCGGATTGAGCAACCTCACGGCGAAGTTCGCCGAATGGTTCAAGACCGCTAACGACACGGGCAGGTTGCAGGTCATGATCGAGACCGCAGTCCAGAAGTTCAAGGACTTCTGGGTTCTCATCATTTCGGTCTACAACTGGCTGAACGCCTTGACCCGCCCGCTTGAAGCGTTGAACAAGATGACGATCGACAGCCTCGCCAAGTCCTTCCAGCGTGGCGCTGACGCCATGAACTCGGCGCTCGGACAGCTCAACATCACGAAGGTCTTCCAGTCGGCACAGGATGCAATGCACAACTTCTGGACCGAGTCTCATCAGGGTATGTCGGACTTCTTCAACGCCCTGCCTGACTTCATGATGAAGGCCCTCCCGACACTGGGAACCGCTGGCGGCAAGCTCGCCGACGCGATCTTCGGTGGACTCGCGGGAGCCATGCCTGGCATCCTCAAGTTTTTCGATGCGATTGCCGGGGCCGTTGATCTGCTCGCTCCCCAAATCAAGGAAGCCGTCAGGCAGATCGGCTACACGCTCGGCTTGGACTTGGCCGCAATGGTCACGGGGTTCGCCCCCCTCCTGAACGATCTTCTGAAGATGTTCAACTCCATGATCGGCCCGTTGGCCGATACGATTCTTCACCTTTCGCACGGACTTCAGGCACTTCTCGATCCGATCATGCCGTACGTGAACGAGATTATCTTGGCCGTAGGTACGGGCATCAACAAAATCGCCGTCATTCTCGATGACCTGATGGTATTCCTCGCTCCGTACATCGCCGAGATTGCGAAGAACCTGGTGCCCTTGATCCAGAAGGCCATCGACAACATCGTTCCGGTCATCAAGGACATGGCCAACGTTATCAAGGCGCTCATGCCGGTCATCGGCCCGATCGTCGCGCTCCTCATGGAACTCGTTGGGGACTACATCTCCACCGGCTGGACCATGATTGGTCTCTATATGAAGGAACTCCTCAACGTAATTGAGACCATCAAGTCGATGGCGACGACGCTCATGCAGGCGTTCGACCAGTTGAGCAAGGGCGATATTATTGGCGCGTTCACGACGCTGACGAATGGCATCGGTGCCGCCTGGACCACCTTCATCGAAACGACGAATGCGAACACCGCAGCCGCAGGCCAGAAGATTGTTGAAAACCTCAGCGGCCAGAACGCAACGGTTGACGGTCCCACCGTCATCGACCAGATGCTCCAGCGCACCAGCGATGGTATCAACGCCTGGGGCATCTCTATCGCGGCGAGCATCGCTGCTTTCTGGCAGGCCATTGACACTGGAATCTCCGCCGCGATGGGCCCCATGCCCGCCACGGTTTTGAGCTGGCTCATCGCTACCGGTCTCAACATTACGGGCTGGTTCCTGGATACCATCAATGGATTTGGGGTGTTCGCCCAGGCCGTAAACGGGGCGTGGAATACGCTGTGGTCTGGCGTTCTTTCCGCGACCCAAGCCTTTAGTGACATGCAGCAGGCTGCGATCAACGCCTTCTTGACTGCCGTGCTCAATGTATTCAGCATCTTTGACTGGACGCTTCAGGACGGGGTGGCTTCCTCCTGGGGCGCGATCGGCTCGATCATTTCGTGGGCGCTTAACGGCATCCAGAATAGCATCTCGTCGGGCTGGAACTTGATTCAGGACATAACCAGGACCGCTTGGAACATCCTTCCGGATGCAGTTCAGGCGGGTATCAACATGGTCCTCAACATGATCTACTGGTTCCCCGAGCAGATAATGTCCGCGATGGGCAACCTTGGTGGCTGGCTATTCAATGCCGGCTCGTCGCTCATGGCCGGCTTCTTCTCCGGGGTGGTGTCTTGGTTCAGGACTATCACTGACGCGCTCGACAACTTCACGGCGAGCCTCCCCTTCCACAAGGGGCCGATCGAGCTTGACCGTGTGCTGTTCAAGCCTGCCGGTATCGCCATCATGCAGTCCCTGCTCAACGGCTTTGAACTTGGAGCCAAGAGTATCTGGGATTACCTGGATACCTTCACGAAGGACTTGGCGGGCACGGAGTTTGCCGCCACGCTCTCCACCAACGGCAGCCTCGTCACCAACGCCATGAACGCTGCGAGTAACGCCGCAAGCGCGACGGGCGCCAACGCTAGCCCGAGCGTGCAGGTCACCAACTACTACCCGCAGGCCGAGCCCACGTCGCGCACCGTAAACCGTGCGCTTCAGCTCGCAACGCTGCTCTAAGGGGAATCGCATGACGGCACTCGATGTGTTCATTGACGGCACGCCGCTCAACACGGCGATGTCGGGTGTGGATTCCTTCAAGGGGCGGCGTGGCCTTGCAGGTCGCAGGGTGGTCAGCGTGACCGCCCCCGGTGGTCACGGGGTCATTCCCGTGACTGGCGCGTTCGAGCCCTGGCCGTTCTCTCTGGGCCTCTGGGTGAAGGGTGGGCCTGATGGTTCACCCGGAACCCTCGCGGCCCTGGAGTGGGCCATTGGTGACCTCCTAGGGGTATTCGCGAAGCCCGGACTCATGAACGTGGACTGGGTAGCCCCCGACTATTCGATTCGTCGCGGGGCTGCCCGCCTCTTGGGTTCAACCGAACCTGAGATTGACGAGCTGGAACTGCTCGCCCGCTTCACAGTGGCGTTGGAGTTGCCTCGCGTGTTCTGGCGCGGAGCTGACTTGGTGGTCAACACCTCCACCGTATTCAACGCGGCGGTTGCCATCCCCCTGCTTGGGGAGAGCACGGCTGCCGTGATGGACGCGGAGTTTGTCGTGGTAGGTCCAGCCACGAGTCCGAGACTGTCTACCTCTCGCGGGTTCGTGCAGTACATGCCAGACCTTCTCACTGGGGAGACGCTAAGTATCTCGAACGGGACCTTGCAGGCAACGCTGGACGGTACGCCCGTGACCGTAGACCTTCGATACGGAGGGTCTAATCCCCGCTTCCTCGACTTATACCCGGGTGACGCCGTGACCTGCACGGCAGGGGGCACGACAATCGCAAGCCTCTGGACTGTCGCCGCCCGTCCGTCCTACCTCTAAAGGGGGTCACATGTACGACGCTCGCCTCGCGCTCTACGACCTGGACACGCTGGTCGATCTACTCCCCTTGGCGCAGGACTTCAACGCAGCCCTCCCACTGGATGATGACTCCTCAATCAGCTTCACGCTCCCCGCCATCGACACCGTTGATGGCGTGGGGGTGGCTTCGATCACACATGTATACCAATATCTATACAACTACGACATTGCACTTCAAGTGTCGAAGGACGGCTCATGGGTTGAGCCGCCCAACTGTCGCTTCTACCTGTTGGATGACGACGTTGATCCTTCCGGCGTCAACGGGATCAAGTTCAGCGGCGTGTCCGCTGGCGCATTCGATCTGGCCGGCATTGTCAATCTTGACTCGACCGCATTCGTCGGGACGGACCTTACCCGCACGTTCACCAACGCCACCCCGGGCCAGTACCTGGCAGCCATGTTGCAGGACGCCCAGGCTCAGGGCTTGGCCGGCGCACTGTCGTGGGACTTCACCTCGGAACACGACTCGTCCCTCGTGCCCTGGTCGATGGCCGTCACGATGGGGCTCAAGCAGAACGCGACCGCACATGACGTGCTCCAGTCGCTGACTGCGCAGGGCCTGTGCGACTGGCGCTTCGAGGGGAACGTGCTGCGCATGTTCAACGCGGGCAGCATGGTCGCCTTCGGCAACCCCAACGTCGAGCTGATGCTTGGCCGTGAGGTTACCTCTGGCCCACAGAAGCGTTCGGTTGCTGACATGGTGGACGAAGTTCTCGTCCTGGGCGACGAGGGTTACACGCTGCTACGGTCCCGCCCGTCAACGCGCAGGCGCGGCCCCCGCGTCGCGGTGCAGTCGCAGGGTGGCGTGACGCAAGAGGCTACCGCAACCCTGCTCGCTGACAGCGTGCTCGACCGGGGCTCGCAGATTCGCGGCGAGCTCACCCGCGACCTGAGCCTGCACGACGAGTGCCTGTACCTCCCCTTCTTCAACTATGGAGTGGGCGACGTAGTGATGGCCCCCGGTACAGCCGGGATGCTGGAGCCGTTTCGCATCTTCCAGATCACGCTGACCAAGGGCGGCGATGGGTCACTGGTCACTGGCAACGCATTGCTCGGCGACAGGTTCCTTGAGTCCCTGACCAAGCAGTCTCGCAAGATTAACGGCATCCTCGGTGGCTCCACGATTAGCGGCGGCACGAGCGCCACGCCCCGACCCCCGTCTGCCGCTGACCCTCGCACCCCTGCCACCGTGACCGGACTGGAGGGCGACTCGTCCACATTCTTCGACCCCCAGGGCAACGTGTTCGCTCAGGTGTTCCTGCAATGGACCCCGGTCGCCACGGCCGACAACGGCACCGACCTTGAGGTCACGTCCTACGAGGTGTTCAGTCGCGAGGACGTTCCCGGTTCGCCGTGGAGACTCCTGACTGTCACCACGTTCCCCGCCGCCGCGTGGCAGCCCTACACGGTCGGCTCGTCCTGGCGTTTTGGGGTGCGCGCGATCGGCAGGTACACCGTCAACCCAGGCGACGTTTCGAGTGATGCCGTGGTCACGATGGCGACCGACACAGCGCCCCCTGGCGTTCCGTCCGTACCGACAATGACAACGGGTCTCGGCATCGTCCGCGCCACGTGGGACGGTCTCACCGGAACGGGCCTGGCAATGCCGACCGACTTCAACCGGGTTGAGATTGCCATCGGTACCAACGCATCGCCCGTTGTCGTCGCCGGCGCATTGGGTAGCGCAGGCACGGTCAGCGTAGTGGCCGATCCGGGAACCACGGTGTACGCGCGAGCCCGCGCCATTGATCGCAGCGGAAATGTTTCGGCCTGGTCGGCGAGCGCGTCGGTCGTGGTTACGTCCGTGCTAGACGATCCCGCCCTTGCCGATGCAATCGCCAACGGCTTTCCTGCGGTTATCGCGGCTGGCTCGATTATCGCTGGCAGCTTTGTCGCCGGTGCGGTCATGGCCGACGATATTCGGGCCGGCGCTATCACGGCCGACAAGATCGCGGCTGGCACGATCGACGCCGAGCGGCTCCAGGTAGGCATTGGCGCAGATATCGACCTGTCGGGCAATGCGCTCGTGGGCACGGTGGACACGCTGGGCAGGACCGTATCTACCCTCGCAAACGCCGTCGTCATCGATAGTAGTGGCGTGACGATCAGCAACGGGAATCCCCTGGACCCCCACCAGGTGACTATCTCAAGCGGGCGCATGTCCTTTATGGCAAATGGCGCCGAAGTCGCCTACATCGATTCGCAGTACCGCAAACTATTTGCTACCCAAGTCGAGGTTACGGACAATCTGAAGGTCGGCTTTCATCAGATTCAGAAATACAACGCGGACGTTACATTGATTAGGTGGGTTGGATAATGGCAGATTATCAGATGACGATATCACCGGCGAGCTTTGAGATGGGCACGCCCGTAACCGTGACGATCGCCCCGGGGGGATTTGTCGATTGGAATCAGTGCGACACGATTACTACGGAGGTTCATTTCCCCTTCGTAAACGTCGCTCATGCACTGATCTTCTCGGCGTACGGTAGCCCGACTAGCTGGACTGGCACCTGGAACTTCCCGGTCTCCGTCTTGGCCCCGAACCTCACGGGAGCGTCGTCCGGTACGGGCGAGGTCTACGTACGAGGGTACATTGGAGGCAACCTCCGCGAGTACGCCTACGCGACTTTTACGGCCATCGTCCCCGCCAGCGTTGCGCCCGTGCTCTCCCCGATTCGGGCATACGAGTCCGCCGCCACGGCGAATGTCGCAGCAATGTTTGGGGGGCGGTTCGTTCAGGGCCTGTCGGCCCCCTCGTTCCAGGTTGACGTAACGCCGGCATACGGCTCCTCGGTGGCATCCGTAGTGGCCGAGGTGAACGGTGTCGCCCAATATGTCTTCTTTGGTAACAACCAGTTCTCCATTGACTTGCCGATACTATCCACATCCGCCCCGCTGGTAGTCGTCTTCACCGTGACCGACAGGCGTGGACACAGGGGAACCGCGACCACAACGATCGACGTTCTGCCTTATGTGGGACCGAGGGTCACGAACTTCACCGTTGAGCGTTGCGACATTGACGGCACGCTGAAGGATATCGGCACTTACGTCAAGATCATCACGGCGGGTGTCGTCTCGCCCTCCCCGGGCGAGGTGACCGAGGGGAACCAACTCACCTCCTGGGCGCTCTACTCCCGACTCGCCGGAGAGTCGGATTGGGGCACCCCTATCAAGAACACCCCCGCCGCAACTGGCATCTCGTGGGCCAGTACCGACATCCTCGGCGCGGGTGGCTACTCGGCGATAGACGCCTATGAGTTCCTTCTCGACTGCCGGGACCAGTTTTGCGCAACCCTGTCCATTGTCACATTAGCCACCGGAACGGTGACGATGTCATGGAGTCGAACTGGCGTCGGCGTCAATAAGGTCTGGCAGCAAGGCGCACTGGACGTGGGTGGCGACGCCTTCGTGGCTGGCGACATTGTTATGACTGGCGACATCTTCGTCGGGGGCGTGCTGCTCAATCCTGCCGCCGTCATCAAGGAGTACGCGGGAGCGATCCTGCCCGTTGGACACCTGTGGTGCGATGGCGCGTCCTATCTGCGCACCGACTACCTGCGCCTGTTCGTTGCGCTCGGCGGCGGCAACTCGCCTCACGGCCTGCCGGACGGTAACCACTTCAACGTGCCGAACAGGAACGGCCGGGTTGCCGTTGGCGTCGGTACCGCTACGGGCGCGCCTGGCGCTACCGCCCACACGCTCGGACAGGTGGGTGGCGAAGAGACGCACGCACTGACCGGCGTGGAGAATGGCCCACACACCCACGCCCTGGGTCCCGGCGAGTCGTTCGGTGTGAACTTCGGCGCCAACAGCGGCGCTACTACCGCTTTCGCGCTACAGGCGCAGTCCACCAACGGGGCGTCATACCAGGGGCCGTATTCGGCGCAGTCCTCAGGCAGCGGAACACCTCACAACAACCTGCCCCCCTACGTGGGCATGAACTTCATCATCACGACCTAAGGAGAACGCATATGCCTGAGACGAAAATGGGAGGCGCGCCGGCCCCCACTCTCGCGCCGGACCCCACCTCAAACGTCCTCAACCTCGTTGACGCGGCAATCCGACGCCAGGACGACCTCCGCAAATCCGATCATGACCACATGCGCGAGACGGTTCGAATGCAGGCGGACTTCGAGGAGACGATGCGGAACACGGTACAGAAGTACCAGGAGAAGCTGGACAATGCCGAATCCAAGCGGATCGACGCCATTCGAATGGTTGATGTCAGCGCCGTCGCCGCAGCCGCTACCGTCCAGGAGACCCGAGCCGGCACGCTCGCCGGACAGGTGGCCCAGTCGGCGGACGCCATGCGAGTCACGGTGGCCGCGACAGCCCAGGCTGCCCAGGAGGGACTGACGCGCGCGCTGGACCCGATCCAGAAGGACATCGCCGAACTCAGGAAGGCCCAGTACGAGGCGATGGGGCAGAAGGCGCAGGTCATTGAGACGCGGGGCGCGGCCGAAGATATGAAGCC